CTGACCACCTGTGAATGCATCTCCTGTATTGAATACAGGGGCACTCATGCCATCGACATCAAGAGCATCGATAAACTCATCAGGGTCACCAGCAGTTGTTCCTACGTCAATGACGAGCGAGGTTGTACCTGCAAATGCGACACTTTCGTACACACCAGCAAGTTCAACTGCACCACCAGCAGGAATAGTAGCGATGGTCAATTGACCACCATTACCGATTGTTTGTAGATCTTCATAAGTAGCGGTGTATACATGTGTGAAACCTCTACCTGCTTCATTATTTGATAATTCTGACATATCTTAAATCTCCTTGTTTTAAGTGTTATTAGTTAAAGTAACCGTGAGCAACAGGTGACAAACATGCCAATCCAGCAACTACGTCTACAAAACCTCTGCGACCACCACCTTGATTCTCAAGCTCAGTTACAGACTCAGCTTTCAAGGACATCATGGATACATACTCAGGATCAATTAAGAGACCTGCATTTGCGTCAACTGCGTCACTTCCGCTTGTTCTGTTGATGAACAAACTAGGCACTACTGCCACATTCCCAAAATCTCCCTCATAAATATTGACTGAAAGAGTTATCTTCTTGGATTCTGCGTCTTGGTTTACAACGTAAGTTCCGTTGGTAGCTGCTTGCTGACGAGAGAATCCAGAGATATCTTTCTTCAATGTTGGGCCTGCAAGTAATGTCAACTGTCCACCGGGCATTCCGTTTGCTTCGTACAAAGACTGAAGTACAGCATTGAACTCAGTTTCTGTTACTGGACTTCCACCTGTATCATTAGCAACATTCTGTGCAAAGGCAGGAACGTCAGAAGGTTGTCCACCCACTCCAAGCCACTTTAACATGCCTCGTGTTTTGTAAGGTGCGCCTGCTCCAGCGTCTGCTTGACGATCTTGTGCAGAACAAAATGCAGATTCAATTGAACGTTTTACATTGCGCACTGCTTTAGACTCAGCGTTTGCAAATTCCGATGCGACACCAGCAGTATCCACCATCTCTTGCAGATCCGACACCATGAATGTATCACGGAACTTTTGCACGTATGATCCAATGCGCGCCCGGTCAGCAGATTGGTTCTTGAAAGCAGTAACATCTTCGCCTTCTTCAATTCCACCAAACTCAGGTGAGTTTAATTTATCAACCTGGTATTCAAAGAATGTCCCGGTTGCTTTTCCCTTTTTCATTAATGAAACGAAAGGGGTAGATTCGGGTTCTAACGTTGAAATTATCGACGTGAGATCTTCACGATTTCCGCTTGTATTGTACGTTGTACTCTTAGCCATTTTATATATCCTCCTATTTTTGTTTTAAATTTATGCGATTGATCGCTTTAGTTTTATGTAATTTTGGTAGTCTGCTATGTTACCCGATTTCTCGAACTTGGCATGAGCTGCCTGTATAGCCTTCTTCTGTTTACTTCCCTCGGTTCTTGGTTTACTTGCACCTGCTTCTGCCGATGCGACAGGAGCAGTTGGTTTCTTCAATTTCTTGGGTTGACCTGCATTGGCTTGCTTTGCCTTTACTGCCTTTAATCCTTCCACCATAAGTCCAAGTGCAAAATTGCTATTGGGTAGGTGGTCAACTAATGGTTTGTAAAGTGGGCTTTGCTTTACCTGCATGAATAATTGGTAGTCCTCACTTTCTCCGTCACTTAGGAACTCGAAAGTTTGTACTGCCTGTTGGTCGGATTGTTGACGTTCCTGTATCCACTTCTGTCTTGCTGGAGCATCTTTGCGAAGGATCTTTTTTGCATTCGCTTTGATTCTCTTGAGATCCGCTTTGGTGTAAGTCTTGTCTCCATCCTTTACCACATATTCATTACCAGCGTCATCATACTCTACTTCGTTTTCCATCCCCTCGTCTGCCCATTCCATGAGCGTGTTGAGGTTCTCTACTTCCTTTGCGAGTGCATTGACATCGTTGACATTGTGCAGGGCATTATCCTTTAGGAATGCAGGTTGTTCAACAGGCACGGGTGCTTGCTCAACTTGCTGCTGGAGTTCTTGGTTTTCGGCAAGCAACGCTTTCTTCTGGGCGGTAAGCTTTCCAAACCGCTTGATTGCAGAAGCATTAAGATGCTTGGCTAATTCCTTAGACTCCTCCTCGGATAACGTATCCAAATCCAGGTCTTTAAACTTAGAAAGAACATCTGAAGGTTGTACGGGCGGCTCAGTTGATTCCTCATCTGATTCTTCCGGCTCTTCAGCAGACTGATCCTCTGATTCTTCTTCTTCCGTAGATTGTGCAACGGGTTCAGATTCCTCTTCGGTTGTGGTTTCAGTATCCTCGCTTTGGCGTTTCTGCATCAAACTTGATGCGAGTTCTGCCATTGTTAGGTTACCTTCACCAGACGTTAAACTATCAACAGAATTTTCGGAGGATTCTGAGACAACCTCTTCTTGAATTGCTTCCATAAGATCAAGGTATAAATTACCTAGTGTAGCAAAATGTAGCCTAATGTAGCAAAAAGGGCAATAAAAAAGCCCTTACGACCTAATCCCCAAAAAGTCGCAAGGGCTATATACTAACTACTATATACCAACTAAAGTTTGTAAAAGGTATCTAACTCCTCATCGATTGCTTCAAGCTTACCTGTCATCATGTAATGGCGATTTGTGCAGTCGATAATTGCTTTTGTCTGCAATTGTCTAATGACTTCTTCCCTCATTGCTTCACGCATTAATATATACTGCTTAAAGTGAGGGTCATTCTTTAACATAGATAATGCCTGGATTGCTTCATCGGGGTCAATATCGTGGTAGGTTTTTCTTTTTCGGGGACTCATTGTGTTAGTTCAAATATTAATTCTATCATTATAAATAATGTATCCATGATTACATCTCGCTCGATGAAGAACATGACCAACAGGACGATCCAATACACTTCTCGTTGCAGGTGGGACACATTACTTACGCTTCCTTGCAGTCTTGGCTGCTTTCTTAAATGCACTTGCAGATGGTGCGCCTTTTGCTCCGGGCTTTCTCATCTTCTCCTTGCTTCCACCTTTGATACGTTTTCGTTTTGCGTGTATATTTTTATATAGTGACATCTAACAATCCCATGCTTTGCGTGACCAATAATTGGCACTAAGTTTATTTGTCTTTCCTTTTATACCACCTGACCTTGCACAGTAGCTCTTCTTTCGTGCAGGCTGGCTTTTCTTGATGGACATCTTTGGATCGCCAAAGCGTACAAGCTTTACATCGTCTCCTTGCTTGGCAAGTACGGCAAACTTCTTGGACTTACCTGGTGTACGCTTTGGTTTATTGTAACCGCTAAATTTCTCTTTGCGGTAGGTAATCATTTTTTCTTACGACCACCACATTTCTTTTTAGTCATTTTCTTCTTAGGTCTTCCAACCTTAGTCCCGTATGTACCCTTCCCCATTGGCATAATTTTATCCTCCTGTTTGTGCTGCTCCTGTTGATCCAAATTGTGTGGGTGCTGCTCCCAGCCTTCCAATTTCAGCGTTCGCTTTTTGCTGAACCTGCATCTGTCTTTGTTGCATATAATTGGAAATACGCTCCTGTAATGCCGGATCTTGTTGTACCTTTTGTGCCACATCGGGTTGAGCTAACCATTGCTGGAATATCTGCAACTTCATCTCGTGGGCATCATTTGGTTTAACATTGGGTGGTACGCCAGCATAGATTTCTGCAATGGTCTGCCTTTCTTCATCCATTGCTTTCTGCGAGGCAGTTTCTTTGGGAAGCATGATACTTTCCGCAGCACCGGGTAAAATCTGACCAACTGCAATTTGCAATAAACGCTCAGTATCAAGTGTTCCATTCTTATCGAGTTGTGCGCCAAGTTGTGCAATTGCTTTTACACGCTCAAGCATTTGCTCTGGATCTTGTGTGGCTGCATCAAACTGCATGTAAAAATCAAACCTCTCACCAGGGTTTCCCTTGGCATACTTCTGCATGTCTTGCATTCCTGTAACACGGAAGTATTCTTCGTCAGGCCCATACTGCTGGTAAAGCGAGTACACTTGATCAAGCACATGCTTGAGGTGGTGAAATACTTTATCGATTACCTCCTGTTGTTTCATCTGTGCTTCCACAGGATCTACACCCGGTGCGTTTCTTCCAAAGTATCGATTTGCTTGTTCTGCAATATATCTACGCAACTCAATGTTTACTGCTGATCCACGAGGTGTGTCTGCAAATCTATACTCTCCTGGCGTGCGATATGGTACACGTACTCCTGGCCCCCACTTCGTGGGGGCTCTCCCCATTGGGTGTTCTAATGGCGGCAAAGTTGTTAACGATTGTGCATCAACCGCTGCATCTGTTTCTGCCTTGAGTACTTGCTGAAGGCTTTCGATAAGCTCCGGGTATGACCGAGACGAGTAAAGTTTCTTGCTTGTTTTCTCAAGGGTAGTAACTACGAATGGATATTTCCCATGCGTGTAATCAAGTAATTGATGCTTGGCATAAAGATCAGGTAAGTTGGGTTGATAAATGGTACAGTAAATACCGGGTACATTATCCTCATCCAATAATCTTTGATAACAGTACACAATTCTAACCAAGCTATTATCATCCGTTCTTGTAAATTCATCATCATCTCGGATTTGGTAAAGTGTATCGTCTGAGTTTTCCCCCTGCCCTGCCACATCAATAGCAGCATCCACAAACTCTTCTGACCAATTTTCGGTACTAATTTTAGCCTTTAATTGCTCGGGTGTCATTGACACAACATGAAACATATATGGTGCTTCCTGTGGATCGATACAATAGCTAGGCCAAAATACATCCTCATCTGGTGCAAGGGCTTTAATCTTGGGTCTACTTACAACTTGGCGAGTAACAGGTACTGTGGTTTCTCCATCCTTACGCATTTCCTTTAACATTGCCCGTGCCTTGGACTTGCTAATATCAAACTGCGTTTTAAGTGCCTCACTTAACTCCTCATCCATACTGCCATCCTGGATCGCTCCGGCAATTTGTGGAAGTACTTGGGCAATCTCTTCTAGCTTGATGGTTTGTTGCTGCTTGAGTTCTTGATTCTCGTACCAGCAATAATGTACCATCATGCCCTTCTCAAATAAATGATTCAATCCAAGTTCAATCTCTGGGTAAAACTCTTGCATCTTGGAATTAATTAACCAACGAAGGAACATACTCACTACATTGGCACGCTCCACATCACTTGATTCTGTGGGTGTGGCTACAATGTGCGCACGTCTTGTTGCATTCATACACATTGCAACTCGGCATGAGATTAACTCATCTGCCATTTTTACTTCCTGGTCACTTGCACCCTCCCAAGGAAATACCTCACCTGTTGAACTTTGTGAAGCGTGCTTCTTAAAGTCATCCGACTTGCCAGACCATAAGCAATGACGGGTATCGTAGTCCCGTTGCCTGCGGTCTAACCACTCGCCCAAATCACTTTGTGTGCGTTTGTACGCTTCACTCAGGTAGGCAATGTCAGGTTCTTTGGAGACATAGAGTAATTCTGGATCGCTGGCAGAGAGCATGTGTAGCATAAAGCTACAAAAGTAGCCTTATGTAGTCAATCTAATACCCACCACCACCTGTGACTTGAATGTCACGATGGGTGATATATTCCGCACCACTCACAAATAGGTAACGCAAGCAGTCAATTTGGTCAGAGAAGTAATCACTCTTACTCTCCCCAGCATATTCAAGCATGGAAGATATTGTATTCTCGCAATGATCAGAGAAGTAAAGCTTGGGGCAATTCTTATCTGTCATGGGTTCTGTATCATCCCAGCTAAGTGCGTCATTGATCTTCGCAATACCAGAGTCTATGGACACACCCGGTGCAGCACGGAATACAAATCCCATGTTACTCATTGTATTAATTATATTACTCTCCCCTTCCTTGGTACGCACTGTGGCTGCACCCATGCGTGGGTCAACTATCCGCTCAAATATTTCTTCACCCTCTTCCTGTGCTTCAAAGTAATCTTTGTACTGTGAGTATCCAAATCCTAGAGGACGTTGTCCAGGGCCAGGTTTACCCACTGCCTTACCAGCACCATTGATATGTGGGATTGCCCATGCTCCCATCGTACTGTCAGGGAACTCACGATAGATATATATCTTCTTATCTTTTGTCACACCTGCCCATAATCCAACCCAAGGTTTACTCCCACCTGGATCGCATATAAAGTAACGGGTTACATTTACAGTTGGGTCGAGGACAAAGGGTATCTTGCTATGTTCTATTACATTTGTCTCACGCTGAAATTTTGGGAACTTACCTTCAAAGCTCTTACTTGGAATACCAAATAATCGTGCAAGCTTTACTTCTTGTGGTTGCTTACTATAGGTACGCACAAGTTCATTGGAATCTACAAAGGGTGAATCTTGACTCCAAAAGTAATAGATCCGACAGTCAGGCCAATTAGCAGACACTTGTTCAGTAGGTAGTTCCTTATCCATTAACGCAGAGTACTTTGACCTGACTGTCGTAGCTCCTTTCAGTAAACTATTAACTAATGGCGTGTATCCTTGCAGGGTCGTAAAGGTCAAAATCAAGCGACCATGATTATCT